TTGAAACTAGCGAACCTGAGATACCTGATGATATAGGTAATAGAATAGATAACCCATATGATGTAGGTTATGAAGGTGACGGTAGAACTTTAAAACCCGGAGCATCTTTTTATAACGGAGTCTTTGAAGATAGTCTAGAAGACCAAGCAGAAGATGCTGGTATCTTGACAGACGGTGCAAGTGCTAATCCTCAAGCAATAGAATTATCTCCAGCCCAGAGAGCTGCGAGAAGAATGGAAAAACTTATCCATGACCAAATTGATGAGTCCAATGGTTCTTCCGAAATACGTAATGCTCTTTTAGAATCTGCTTTACTTGGTACAGGGATTGTAAAAGGACCATTTAATTTTAATAAAAAATTACATAAGTGGGACATTAATGAAGATGGTGAAAGAGAATATAACCCACTAGAAGTTAGAGTACCTAGAATAGAGTTTGTTAGTTGTTGGGATTTTTATCCAGACCCATCAGCTACTAACATGGAAGAATGTGAGTACGTAGTTCATAGACACAAAATGAATCGTAGTCAACTAAGACAACTACGTAACATGCCATACTTTGATGAAGATGCAATCCGTGATGCTATTCAAATGGGTGCTAACTATGTTGAAAAAGATTACGAGTATGCTATTCGAGATGATAATCAAACAGAAGAAGATTATCAATCAAACTTTGAAGTGCTTGAGTACTGGGGTATTATGGATGCCGAGTATGCACGAGAAGTTGGAGTTGAACTAAGTGATGACATTGATGACTTAGATGAAGTACAAATCAATGCATGGATATGTGGTGATAAAGTTTTAAGAGCAGTAATTAATCCATTTACGCCTTACAGATTACCATACCATGCTTTCCCATATGAAAGAAATCCATATAACTTCTTTGGTATTGGGATTGCAGAGAACATGGATGATAGTCAACAGATTATGAATGGTCATGCAAGAATGGCTATTGATAACCTAGCAATGTCAGGTTCATTAGTATTTGATGTTGATGAGTCTGCTTTAGTTGGTGGACAATCCATGGAAATATATCCGGGTAAGATATTTAGAAGACAAGCAGGAATGCCCGGACAAGCAATACATGGATTAAAGTTTCCAAATACATCACAAGAAAACTTGATGATGTTTGATAAGTTTAGACAACTTGCCGATGAACAAACTGGGATACCTAGTTATTCACATGGACAAACAGGAGTGCAAAGTATGACAAGAACTGCCTCTGGGATGTCAATGTTGCTTGGAGCAGCAAGTTTAAATATAAAAACTGTTGTCAAAAACCTTGATGACTTTTTATTAAAACCATTAGGTGAATCATACTTCCAATGGAACATGCAGTTCTTAGAAGATGTGCTTGATGTGAAAGGTGATTTAGAAGTTAAAGCTACTGGTACAAATAGCTTGATGCAAAAAGAAGTACGAAGTCAAAGACTAACTATGTTCTTACAAACTGCACAAAGTCCAGCTATTGCACCATTTGTAAAGATTTCTAAACTCGTTAGTGAACTTGCTTATAGCTTAGACTTAGACCCAGAGGAAATACTTAATGACCCTGAAGAAGCAGCTATCATGGCACAAATAATAGGAATGCAAAATGTTGGACAAAATAATGGCGAGGAAACTCAACCCGGTGGTGAACAGTCCCCAATGGCAGGACCTGAAGGAACACCTCAACAACCTCAAGATGCTGGACCTACAGGCAATGGTGGTGGCACAATCGGAACAGGAAATGTACCGGCTGCAGGGGAGACTACGTTTGCTGGGACTCCTAGAGCAGTTGCCGGAGCTGGTGAAGGAGGCAATTAATAGAAAAGAGGATGCATAATATGTTAGAAGATGATAAAACAAGACTTGGTTACCTTAGTGGTGGAACTAATAAACGTAGTTTTTTAGATGAAAGATTAGAAGCTATGATTGCAAATGAAGTAAAACTTGTTGAAGAATATGGCGATGATTACTTTAAAAGCGGAACTAATAAAATTTTAGGTCGTTTACAAAGAAGTTTAGGAGCTAGTGGAGAAGGTCAAAGAGTATTTACAAGTATGAGAACAGCTAATAATCAAATGGGTGGTAGCTATACTAATGAAGAATTAGCTAATATGCTTAACATAGGCTATGAAAATGCAGGATTAGAAAATAGATTTAAATTACCTGAAGACCTACAAACTAGAGAGAAAAAAGCTGAAGGAAAATTAGTAGGTAACCAAAAAAAATTAGATGTTGATGGTGATGGAAATATTGATGCAGATGATTTTGCTAAGTTAAGAGAGCAAAAACAAGAAGGTGGTTCTATGGGTGACCAAATGCAAATGATAATAGCAAGAGAAGAAACACCCAATATGCTTCCAGACGAAAAGATGGAAGATAACTATTTAGATTTTATAATTGACGAAGCATTAGACGAAGAAGAAGAAAGTATGCTTATGTCAAAACTTGAACAAGATGAGCAACTATCTATGCTATTTGATAAAGTAATAGAAGTTGCTTCAGAATTTGCTGGGTCTGGTCCTGTAGAAGGTCCGGGTTCAGGAGTCTCCGACAGTATACCTGCAAGGTTGTCTGATGGAGAATTTGTCTTTACTGCAAAAGCTACAGAGCAAATCGGAGCTGATGAATTGATGCGAATGATGAAAGATGCTGAAGCTGATGCAGATAGACAAGGTATGCAGGAAGGTGGCATGATGATGGAAGAAGAAGAGGTTGACCAATTTGGAAGACCTATTGATTCTGATATAGCTCGTGATGAGTTAAAGAAAAACATGATGTCAGTTAATCCTCGCTACCGATAAGCGATAGAGCTACCCTATTAGCATAGGCACTCTATTATATTAACCCTTGAGGCTACCTTTACAAGACAAGCCCTGCACGTGCACAACGCAGCTACCTTGTTTCCGAAGCCCCGACTAGGAGAAAGAATATGACTAATGAAGTCCAAAAAGAGGAAACGCCAAATCCTTATAATTATAAAAAATCTTGGCACGAAGGTAATGATAAACCTTTTGAATCAGCAGATGGGTTATACTTTGATAAGCCAGAAGATAAGAATAAATTATTCAAATCTGATAGCATTGAAGAAGCAGTAGACCCTGATAATGTTGCAGTAGAAGAATTGGAAACTACTAAGGATACACCTTATAAAAGACCAAACTACAAAAAACGTTATGATGATTTAAAAAGACATTATGATACTAAACTTAATGAGTTTAAACACAGAGAAGAAGAGCTATTAACTCAAGTTCAACAACCTGAATATACAGCTCCTAAAACTGAAGAAGAACTAGAAAAGTTTAAAACAGATTATCCTGATGTCTACGAAGTAGTAGAAACTGTTGCTCATATGCAATCGGAGTCTAAGGCAAAAGTTCTAGAAGAACGTCTTAGCAAACTTCAACAGCGTGAACAAGAGTTAGTACGAAAAAATGCAGAAAAAAGGTTAATGGATAGACATCCTGATTTTGAAGATATTAGAAACAGCGATGACTTCCATGCATGGGCAAAAGAGCAACCGGATTCAATTCAGAAATGGATTTATTCAAATGCTGATGATGCCGATTTAGCTTCACGTGCTTTAGATTTATTTAAAAGAGATATTGGTATGGATGTTCCTAAAGAGACTAAGTCATCTTCTAGGACTAAAAAATCTGCTGCTGATATGGTCTCAACTAAAACAACAACAGTTGAACCTAAACAGGAAAAGATTTGGTCCGAAAGGGAGATTGCTGCAATGAGCATGGATGAGTTTGATAAGTACGAAGAGGAAATATCAAATGCTATGCAAGAAGGCAGAATCACAAAGTAAACTATTATAACATAAAGGAGAAAGTATCATGGCTCAATATTTTGAACCCTCAACTGATACCGATGCTAACTTTGCTAACTCCGTAAGTGGACAAACTAATAGTTTCTTCCTACCTAGTATTTATTCTAGAAAGGTTTTAAACTTTTTTAGAAAGAGCTCAGTAGTAGAAGCTATTACAAACACCGACTATGCTGGTGAAATATCTGCTTATGGAGACTCTGTAAAGATTATCAAAGAACCTGTAATTTCTGTATCTGACTATACAAGAAATTCAGATACAACTGAAACTAGATTAACAGACCAAGAACTTACTTTGGTTGTTGATAGTGCTAAAGCTTTCAAATTCATCGTAGATGATATTGAAACTAACATGTCACATGTCAACTTCAAAGAGGTCGCTACATCATCTGCTGCATATGCATTAAGAGATTCATATGATGCTGCTGTTATAGCTGCTATGTTTTCAGGTGTTTCAACATCAAGTCCAGACCATGCAATAGGTGCTGACGCTGCTGCTGCTACCCAAACTATGGGACAGCATCAAGGTGGCTCAAATTCTATTGACTTAACTGGGTCTGATGGAACAGGAGCTGACCCGTTAGACGTTATGGCATTTATGGCTAAATTACTAGACGAACAAAATGTTCCTGAAGAAGGAAGATGGTTTGTTGCTCCACCTTCATGGTATGAGCAACTTTCACAGTCTGGTTCAAAGCTAATGAGTGTTGACTTCAACGCAGGTCAAGGTTCAATTAGAAACGGATTAGTATCAAGTGGAAAACTAAGAGGTTTTGATATGTACAAATCTAACAATATCGCTGCTGCAAGTACAGCAAGTGGTAAAGTGTTAGCTGGACATATTTCATCTACAGCTACTGCTCAAACTATTATTTCAACAGAAACATTAAGAGACCCAACGTCTTTTGGTGACATAGTTAGAGGATTGCATGTATATGGCTCAAAAGTACTAAGACCTGAAGCTTTAGTTTCAGCGTTCTATGCAATCGATTAAGATTGACCAACTCGGGGGAGTCTTCGGACTCCTCCACTTTTAAGGAGATAAAAATATGTATGGAAAGAAAAAAATGAAAGATGGTGGTCGTGCTCAATACAAACATGGTGGTGGAGTACATTACTATAATTCAATAGAAGAAAAAGAAAAAAAATGTAGCGAAATGGTAGG